CTTTTGTTGCTTCCACTTACAATTAAGTAGTCTAAGAAGGCTCCTTCATATGAACCTGTACTAATGGATTTAACGGTAAGGGTAGTCGTACCGGATACTAAAATACCCTCCTGTACTACCGCAGCGCTTCCTCTAACGGTTAAGCTTCCTGAAGCTATTAAACTTCCGGATACATTTACTGATCCGTTAATATTTAAGCTACCGGTGATTAGTGCATTAGTAGTGACGATGGTCTGGATGCTGGAATCGTCTCTTTCAAAGTATAGCTTACCGTCGGCGGTGTTGATGGCTATTTCACCGGGCTCTAGCTGGGCGGTGGTAGGGACTTTGCCTGATACTGAAGATCTTTTCAGTTTTATGTTCTGGGCCATAGAGATGGAACTTCTTTAAAGGGTATTTACCTGCAAATGTCTATATAGACTCTTATAAATAGGAAAGCCGGCTGTTGCCGGCTCTCTTAATCTATAATAAGTTTCTTTAGAACGTTCCTCCGTCGATTACCGAAGTTGCTACGAAAGTTCCGTCAGCTTTATATCCAACTAGTGTTGATACTTCTATAGCTGAGTCTGTGTTTGCAAGAGCTCCTAATCTGTTTGATCCGTCTCTAAAGATTACTCTAGAAGAAGTATCAATAACTCCTGTTAATCCGGTTGCTACAAATCCTGTAGAAGCAGTGATTGTACTACCGCTGATAGCTCCTGCTACAGTTACAATACTTCCGTTGTCGGTTATTAATGATGCTACTAACCTTCCGTTACTGTCTACTTTCTGAATGCTGTTAGCAGCAGGAGAAGCGTTATCGTAAGTAGTTAGCCTGTAATGAGTTGATCCGCTTACCCCTGCATACCAGTAGTCTGAAGTAGCGTTCCAAAGGAGTGAACCGGTTCCGGCAGTTCCTGTTGTATCTACTACCTGTATACCTCCGTCAGCTACTGTTCCTACAGCATTCAGAACGATGATGTTATCACCGATGTTGACAGTAGTTGAATCGATCGTCGTAGTCGTACCCTGTACCGTGAGGTTGCCGGGGATGGTTACGTTGTTGCCTGCAAACGTTGTGCCTTCGATTAAGGTGCTACCGTTTTGAGAAGATATCGATAGGTTGCCAGTAGCACCGGTGTGGGTGATGGACTGGTTACCGTTATTGTTTAAGACAAAATCATTGTTGGTAGTATTACCATTGTTCATGACGTCGTCAAGAGTCATTGCCATTGGGTTAACTCCGCCGACTAATAAGCTATCGATAGAGGCGCTTACGAAGTATCCCTGTAACCATTTATCTGAGGGTCCACCGATGTTAAAGGTGGCATTAACAGAAGGAATAATACTTGAACTTACATCGGCCTTGAATGCTATAACATCTGTTGCAGCATCTCCTAAGTTAATATTTCCGTTTAGGTTTGTTTGACCTCCTACTGTAAGGGTGCCTGTTAGGTCTGTATTACCATCTACATCTAGGTTGCCACCAGCGTAGAGATATCCCGAAGAAGAAACTCCTGTAGTAACGGTTAGTGTAGCTCCTACCGTTGTATTTCCTGTTAATGTTGAAGTTCCTTCTACGTCTAGGTTGCCTCCGGCGTAAAGATACGTTGAGGAAGAGATTCCCGTAGCTACAGCTAGAGTTCCTGCAATAGTAGCGTTGCCGTCTATATCTAGAGCTCCTGCTGCATAGAGATATCCTGAAGAGGATATACCTGTTGCAAATACAGCTGTAGACCCGCTTACGTTATCTCCGAAGATATTTAACCACCTTTTTGAAGTACTACCCAGGTCAAATGCACTATCAATGTCCGGTACAATTGAAGAAGATATCTCTCCTCCAAAGCTAATAAAGTCGGTATTGGCATCACCTACTGTAATGTTACCTCCGATTACTACGTTACCGCTAATCTCAGCGTTGCCGGTTAGCTTTAAATTAGAACCGGTAATGTTTCCGGTTGTATTAATATTTAAAGTCGTAGCATCTAAAGCTGTTCCAGTAACTTTTAAGTTACTTGTTGCTGCGATAGCTCCTGCGTTGTTAAAAAGTACTTCAGTGGTACTGCCCGGTGCGGTGATGCTGGCTAGAGAGAGGTTCGTTAATCCTGAACCGTTGCCTGTAAATGATCCGCTGAATGAACCCGTAGCAGTGATGCTAGAGATAGTAGTACCCTCTAAGTTACCTGAAAGGTCTAATGCAGTACTGCCGGCATTATTAAGAATGAAGAGAGCCTGGGAGTCAGTCTTGTAGTAAGGTGTTCCGTTTAGTGTAGAGTTAAACGAGTTTGCTGCTGCAGTACCTTGGGCTAATCTGCTTACAGGAGTGAAGGTATTGTTGCCGTCTGCATTAGCAATGAAAACTATGTTCTCTACTCCGCCAGAACTTCCTGAAGCAAAGATTAGTTCACCCTTCGTTACAGCGATGGTGCTGCCAATGTTTCCTATACCGCCTCTACGTAATAATATTTTTTGTGCCATTTTTGTGGTGCTGTTTGAGTCTTAATATAAATATCAATAAAAACCTCCTAAATCTAAATTAGCATTACTGCTTCGATCTGCAAGGGTGCCTAGGTTCTGAATTGTTAGGCTGGCTGAAACTACTTGGGATTGAATCTGTGCTTTTACGATCTCTATAGCTCCTGAGACTATCAAGGCACTCTGGCTTACTGCAGTTTGATACAGTACGGTTTGCCCTTGAACTGAGAAGGATCCTGTTATATTTAACGATCCTGATGGATCTAATTCTCTTAGGCCTATCCTTGACATTTTAATTAAACTTTCCTATAAGTAAAACTTCATCTACTGTCTGTAAAACTGCACCAGCTTGTTCAAAGAATCCTGCAACATCAAGTAATACGTCAATATCAGCACCTACTTGAGTGACTGAGGTGATTTGAGAATCTGGCACTCTTCTACCGTTAATATAAACTTCAAAATCCTTAGTTGTAATTGCAGCAAATCCGCTTGGAGGTGTTACAATCGTTCTATTAGTAAATGTAGCAGTACTGCCGGATTTAGAATTCGCTATCGTTGCATTTCTTAGCGAAACGTACACTATTTCTTCTGCTGTCATACCGGCTACGATTTGTGTTATTATTTGAGGTGCATTAAGCTGACCATCGTAGAATCTTACTGCTCCTTTATTTTCAAAAGACGTAGACTGTACCTGTGTTCCATTAACATCGGTTACAGTCTCAGCACTAAAGAGGAGCTGGGATTTAGAGTAAAATTTCTTAAGGTTAGCCTTATCTCTATTATACGTATCTGTAATTATATATCCATTTAACTTAATGCTAAAAGTAGCTTTTACTCCTCGGTCTTGGCCCTGGACCATCTCAATAGTAGGAGTAAAAGAATCGATCATAGCCCGGAACCTGTACCGGTCTTTATCCCCCCAGTATGAGTCCGAAGCAAAGTTCAAAGCCTCAATGAGTTTATCACACTGCTCGACGTAGTCGGTGAAAACAACGCACTGGTAAGTTACCGTAACATAGTCAGGAATGACTACTCCGTAAAGTTCTTCAGAAGGATTCCTGTTCCCAAGGAGTGAAAACCTGTCGTATATATTTCTCTTTGAATACTTTTTCTGATAAATCACAAAGTTGTTAACCTCGTTACCGTCTAACTTATTGCCTAGGTTCCTATTCTTCTCGATGTTACTTTTCTTGAACATGATAAGAGGTACTTGCAGTTTTCCGTCTTTGTCTCTGTAGAAGCCGTCTTTCTGGACTGAAGACCATCTCTCAGGTGATCCGTAGAGTACCGGTACGTCAATCTTAGCGCCGTTTTGAATTACCGATGGCTTTATTACATTCTTAAAATAGAATACGATAGCCTCATCAATATCTTTTAACCCGATTATCGGTAGCTTTACCGTATCGTCTTTTAGAGAAATTTGGTTCGCACGGCTCTGCTTATTAGAAGCAGGAGCTAATCCTCGTCCATCATAGGGAGTGATCTGCTCCCTAGTCAGTTCGGACTGAGTTTTAGGAATAGGTTTGTTGGATTTCTGCTGTGCCATTATCTAGTCGGTAGTATTCCGAGCTTGTCGGCTCTTGTTAGATGAGTCTCACAGATTATTGAAATACTCTCTCCGTGCTTATCCCCTCTTCCGTAGTTGTAAGAATCGTCCTTACCGAAGAAGTACTGATTTTCTTTTACAAGATCTACTTCGTAGTAGTTCTCATATAGCATTATAATATCTCCGATCTCCGGTACCAGGCTTGCGTCCACTAGATCGTCTCTCAGAAAAGCAAATGAAAGAGTTCTCTGAATATCAGGACCGAATTCATCTGCGGTAGCTGTCTGATCTGAGGTCGTTAGTAGGCAATTGATAAGAACAGGCGGTAAGAAAGTCTTATGAAGAGATTCTCCGTAGATATTGGACTGGGTATCCTCTAATGAAATTTTATAGTAAACTGCTTCCTGCTGGATGATGTCTCTAAGCAGGGCCCGGTTCATTTTCCGGATCAGTTTAAAATCGTTTTGACTGCCGAATAAACTCATATCTCAGATTGCTCGATGTGACGTTCAGAGAATTGGAATTTTTTTAGGTCAGGGATTGTAGTCATTGCAGCTCTTTGTAATTCCTGGAAGGTCTCAAGGGCTGGCTTAGTGGTGATAATTTTTATCAATAGCAGACCCCTTGGTCTGTCATCCTCCTTATTAGATTTGTTATTCACGACTGCGACCTTGTCTACGCTTCTGATTAGCTGGGCGATGGTAGTAATGTCGGTATCAGGATTGAACTCTACATAGACATAAGTCTTGTACATCCTGAATTCTACCTCACTTAAAAGTTCTTCTAGCAGTATCATCCTACAAAAATAGTTAGCGGCACACTCTGAAGTGTTGTTTTAATAAATTCACTTTCGTTGGCCTTTCTCTCTAACTGATTGCGTCTGGAGGTTTGCTCAAGCATATCTCTGAGCTGGGTAAGTAGTTCGGTTTTTTCTGTCCTTGCATCCGAAAGCAGGTCAGCCTGGTTTAAAGCAGTGTTTGACCCCGGAACTGGGATTTGCTGGTACTTTCCCCGGATATATCCTAGCAATTCTTTAGATAGAGCTAAGGTATATTTGTATATCCACTGTCTGCCTACTGAATTGATGCCTTCATAAGTAGGGTTACCGTAAGGAACTTCCCCTATATTGGTAATCAGGTTAGCCCCGGAGCCGGAAACTGCAGCTCTTCTATCATCTGTCTTAAAATATTCGAACATCATATAGCCGTCCGTCTTGGGGACCGGGAAGAGTCTTAGCTTATTGTTGATAAGTTCAAATGTGTAAGCTGATCTTCTGATCTGATCATTAAGTTCAATAGCTTGAACCTTTAAAAGATCGTAGTATGCGGGCATTAACAGGAAGTTAATACCGGGAGAGTATGATCCGAAGTCAAATGCATCCATAAGTGATTGGATGCCTGTGCCCGTACCGGCGTAAGGATCAAAGTAACGCAGGATTGCTGGTGGTGCTTCGAAGAAAACTCTTCTAATCTCTATTCCTCCGGTGATTCCTTGAGCTGTAGCCCATTGATCTAAGTCATAAACCTGTACCCCGCCCGAGACGTAAAGCGAACCGGTGTACTTAGTTACGTTTCCTCCTACTCCTGCTTCAGTTCCGTAGTTTTCAGTGATCTCCATCACCCTTCCTAAGGTTGGCTGGATCAAAGTATTGTTAAAGCTTCCTGCTTTTGAGGCTCCTTCCATCGAGAGGTAGTTCTCTCTAACTTTATACTGGAATACTTCGTTGCCGTAAGTTGTTACTGCTTCTTCAAAGCAGGCAAAGAATGATCCTGACTGCAGCTCTACATCCATCAAAGGGTAGCCTAGTCTCTGGCCACAGAACTTAGCAACTCTGTTAGCATCAGTAACAAACTCAGTATCGGTGTCGTAGAAACCGAATGGAGTTTGACCAGCTGAAAAGTTAGAAGTTCCGTTCCAAATCTGAATATCTGCCATGTCTACAGTTTAAATATAAATAGCAGTGACAGTTCAATCTCTAAAGGTCTCGTATACCTTTAAGATCGGCTCAACGATTGGGTGTCTGTGGTTCTGTTTAAGTGTAACAACACGTACGCCCTTAACCTGCTCTTCGACCCGGGTTAAAAATGAAAGACCTGTCTCTTTTTTGGTCTTGAGGTCGATCTGGGCTAGATCCCCGCATATGGACATCCAGCTGTTCTTACCTAGTCTTCCTAGCACCATCTCCATCTGGGTGTGGGTTACGTTCTGGGCTTCATCTACAATCACAAATGCATTGATAAATGTCCTACCTCTCATAAACGCAAAGGGTAGAATCTCTATCCTTCCATCTTCTACCTCACGGTCGACTTTCACCTTATCGTATAGCAGGTATAGGTTGTGGTAGATCGGGGCAAGCCACGGGTCCATCTTTTCTCTGATATCACCGGGTAGAAAACCGATATCTTCTTTAGAGACCGTAGGCCGGGTGATGATAATCTTCTCCACCTGTCCGGTAAAGAGCAGGTCTAACGCCGTCTGTACAGCCACCAAGGTCTTACCGCTACCGGCCATACCTCTTAATACTGTTACGGGGTTACTTAGAATTACTTCTTTGGCGGCCTTCTGCTCTTCGTTTAACGTGATGTTAAACTTGATAGGATTCTTTGGACGTCTCTTTGCTTTGAAGACTTCGTCTTCATGATGATTTGAGGACATGCACGTAACGTTAGTTAATATGTCAATAAATAGAAATAAAAAAGGGGCCCGAAGGCCCCTCTCTATATCATCTTACTAAGATTCTATTAGATAGTAGCTACGTCAGAGACGAAGATCTTACCGTAGAATTCTGGACGAACCATCTTCTTAGCGTAACGAGTCATGATACCTTTCACTGGTGAGAAGTTCTGTGGATCGTACACCAAAGGTGTCATCATAAGAGGAATGTAAGGAGCGTAAACGGCTCCTGTCTCTAGGAACTGTGAACCTCTGTAGCCCATAAGGATTACGTTTTCAGTCATGTATGGGTTCTTGTAGACGCGGTAGCGGCTGTTAAGTTGACCTACTTTCTGAACGCCCATTGCAAAATCCATTTTGTCGCCGTCTGTGTCAGCAGCATATCCTGGGATTGACTCGAGGATAGTTGCAACAGTTGGAGAAACTACTAGGAAGTTAGCACCTCCACGCAAAGTCTTCTGGTGGATCTTGTTGGATACCTTCTGTACTTTAGTACCGAGGGTTTGGAACCACTGACCTTGTGTGTTGTAGAAATCTGAAGTAGAAGTGGTCCAGTTAGTACCGTTCCAAATCTTGTTGTTCTCAGCTGACCAACGCTCAGTAGTAACTGCGTCTTGGATAAGCATGTCAAGAAGCTCGAGATCGATCTCCATAGAAATGTACTCAGAAAGCATTGAAGTCAACTCGGCCTCAGCGTCGATGCTGTGGTAAGCGTTCAAGTCCTGAGCGAATTCTGGTGACCATTGAGCCTTCAACTTACGAGTCTTAGCAACAATAGCTTCAGAAGCTAGGGATACGTTGATCTCTGGGATAGCAGGAGTAGTGTCTCCAGCACCGCCAGTGAATTCGAAGTCACCTCTCGTGTTGTCAGTAGGCTGCTTGTGGTACATAACTGATCCTGTGATCTCGGCAGTTACGGTAAGGGCAGAACCAGATACTACGAAGATAACGTTGTTACCAGATACAGTAGTAAGTTCTGGGTTAGTAGTTACGTCGGTTGAACCAGAAATCAGGCGGAAAGCTCTTGCACCTTTTAGATCAGCAGAAAGACCACTCATACTAACAGTTACAGTCTTGTATGAAGCAGGCAGAATGCCGTCTTGATAAGCGATAGAAGCTGAAGTAGCAGCACCAGTAGACTGAGTGATAGCTAAAGAAGCTGAGTTGATGGTGTATCCAAAGCGACCGGCACCGTAAAGGCCTCCAGCTACTTCAGTGTCAACGCCGATTTTGCTGTTGGCAGTTGATACGTTACCGTACATATTGCTGTCGGCAGTAAAGCCGTTAGCATTGTTACCGTACTTAAAGTCAAGGTAGAAAACCAGACCTGAAGGAAGGTTCATAGGCTGTACAGATACGAAATCTTTAGCAGCGATTTGAGCGAATACCTTTCTTACAAGTGGCAAAGCTACACCAGCCCACTGCTCAGCATTACCTGTAGCAGTACCGATGGCACCGCCTCCGGTAGCGTTAGCTTCCTTGATGATTTGCTTGGCTTGGTTTTCAAGCACCATAGCCATGTTGTTCTTGTCGATGTCGTTTGATAGACCCTCAAGAAGACCGGTTGCAGACCACTTGTCAGCGAGTCTACCGGCGTCAGCTTGCAAAGACTTAAAGCCTTGAGCTGATTCGTTTAAAAGAGTGTTTAATTCCATTTTGAAATTTTTATATGTTATTTAATAATTCCTGCAAGTTTTTGCATACGCAATACAGCCTGGTTAGTTTCTGTGATTACTCCTGGTTTGGTAGAGATTCCTGCAGCAGCAGAGGCAAAGCCCTTGGCTTCCCTCACTACTTCTTTCTTACCTACAGAAGAAACATTTTCACTAACTGTTTCGTATACTAGCTTCACTTCCTTCACTGTCTCGGCTTTATCAAAAGCAGCAATGACGCTGGCTTTCTGCGATTCAGATAGGTTGCTGGCTTTAAAAACTTTATTGACGTAGAGTAACTTAGCGTTAAGCAAGTTAGTCTCGTTTAAATCGTTTCGAAGAGTTTCGATGGTTGATAGAGCTTCCATAAGGTCGTCGGCAGTAGGAGCTTCTTCGCCAGCTTTCGCTGCGTCTTTTGCTCCGCCTCTGATTTTTTGAACGATCTTTTCAACTCCCATTCCGGCAGCAGCAAGAGCGGGAACAGCTGCTAAAATAGCTGCCATTACTTGCTCTGGGTTTTGAGCTGAGAAAATAGCTAGATCTGCCATGACGTTCTCTTCCATTTCTGGAGCGTGCTTCATCTCGGAAGTTAGTCTTTCCATTATTCTGTGGTAAGCAGCTTCGCCCAAGGCTTCAGCAACTCCCATCAGTTCAGCGACTTTCTTAACTTCAGCGGTAGTTCCGTATTCAACCATCTTTCCTAGGACTTCATGAACGTCCATGCCTTTTGCTTCAGCATATGTTCTCATACCTTCCATAGTTCCGGGCTTCATATGCTTCTTTAGTTCGGCAATTGCTGATTCTCTAAGAGGATCAGCTGCTTCTTCTACTTCTGCAACGTTACCGTGTGCTGTAAGTCCCTGGGGGTTGTTAAGAGTCGCTAGCTCGGCCATAAGTTCGTCGATATTGATTTCTGTATCAGTTACAGCTGTCATATCATCTCCCGTCATGTCCATAGCGTCGGCTTCTAATTCGTCCTCTTCTCCTTGTTCCTGGTCGCCCATTACTTGCATAAGTACGTCCCGGATCAAGTCCTTAAGGTCTTCAACACTCATCTCTCCTACCTCTTCTTCAGCCTCGTCTTCTGATTCTTCAGAATCAACCTCAGCTTCTTCGCCGGCTTCATCTCCTTCTACTTCACCTTCTTCTGAGTGCTCCTCTTCCGCTCCGATTGCTTCTTCAAGGGTCTCTTCTTGAACCTCCTCAGCTACTTCTTCTTCAGAAATAACGGTGGTGGGTGCATCCTCTTCTTCCATCTCTGTGAGACGTTGAGCTAAAAGCTCTTTAAGTTGAGGAGTAAGAGACTCTTCCAAAGCAAGTTTTGCGTTAGCGATAGCAGCTTCACGAATTGATTTAGCGTCGGCGATAGCCTGCTTAAATAAATCTTTGTTAGCCATAATGTTAACTTTGGATTTGTACACCCATTATATTTTGTGGGGCGTAATAGTAATTTTTTTTACTTTAAATATCGTATCATTCACGATATATTCTTATATAAATACAAATAAGTTATAAAAACAAAAAACCCCAGTCTTTCGACCGGGGCTCCCAAAGGTAGCGCCCTAGGGGAAAATTTATTTAGTCTCTAGCCTAGCTAAGGTCTTAAGATTGGCTAGCATTCTTTTCTTAAATTTGAGCTTGGTGCTCCGACTTAAGGGCTTAAATGCCGCTTTTCTTTTTTTAGCTGACCCTGCCATTACTTGGCCTTGCTTTCGGCTGTAGAAACTTTTCTGTATTCAGTCACGAGCTTCTTAAGCTCTCCTAAAGACTTTCGGGCTCTTGCCTTGGCAGCCTTAGTTTCTTTACCGTGATTGATTACAAACTCTTGATACAAAGTATCAATTTTTTCGAATAACTCTTGTGATGTCATAACAAATATAATTAAAATTAATGTTTAGGGTATTCCCTTAGTTTACATATCCTCCATGGATACGTGTCTACCGTTAGGGTAGTATAGGTCGGTTAGCTCTTCTAGCTGATCTGGGGTTAGTTCGGTTCCGTCAACAAAGGTGGCCTTATCGATGAACCACTCTAGTCCGTTTCCAAAGTCGTCTTTACCTAGTTCAATAGAATCAAAGTTTACCTGTTTTCCGTCAACCATGTATTCCCCGTCTTTCATTTCGGCCGCTTCGTTTACACTTAGCGCCTTAGAGTTAGTAGTGAGTTTGTTCTCTACTAAGAATTTTTTTAAATCGAAATTGTTCATTTTTTTTTTATTTTTTACTTTTACGCTCTAAGAATGTCACCTATGATGTTGTGAAGCCGGGCGTAAGGATCTACTACCTGCTTTACCTCATTTAAGGAGACGGGGTTTAAAAATGCTCCGTGAGTGGAGGGATTCGATACGAAATCCCAACACACAAGTTCGAAGTCGTCCTTCACCATTAAGGTATTCTCACCGATGGGCTGGACTGAGCCTGTGCCTCTTGAAGAGATACCGATCGTATGACCGCCCTTGATGATTTCTTTCACGATGTTGCCAGCTGGGGTGTTCAGTAACTCAACCTTACCCATTAGGTTATCTCCATCCCACCAAAGATCCTTCACCACGTGGGAAGCATTTTTTAGTGAGACGATAGGTGATTCCGGGTGATCTAACTCCCCGTATGCATTACCCACCTTAACGAAAGCTTCCATGTACTTCTTGACCTCTCTTGCAAGGATGTCTTTTTCGTAGATCCTTCCGTTTTGGTTCTTGGCATTGGCTCTCTGCATAACACCCACAACCTCGAAGATACCGGGTCTTTTTACGGACTCGGTGATCGTAGGACGGAAAGGGGTATATTCAATTAAGAGATTTGCCATGATTATGATTCTAGAGTCTTCTTAATTAAAGACTTTACTGCTTCTTTGAGCTGGGTTTCTTGCTGCGAGTTAGATTCTAGTAGAAAAGGACCTGGAAGGTCTTTAATTATTTTAGCGAAATCTTCTTTCTTCCACGAGGGAAAGAGCTGGTCTTTTATATCACCTAATTTACCAGCTGCAAGATCTTTAAAATCTTTTAATTTTGTATTATAAGCGTGTTTACCACTATTCTTTAACGAATTTTTATAGATATCAAACTCCATAATGTGTTTTTCAAGTTCCTCCTCCGGTGCACCGTCGCCTTCTTCGAGCCGGGGTACATTCATCGTTCCTGAAATATCGTAAGTGCCGTCTTCTTTTTGTTTCGCAGATGAATCGTAATCAGTAGTGGTGGTTCTTCGAGGATCGATACCGGGTTCGTTAACGTCATCTTCACTCATGTTTGGACTCTCTGCAAGGGCTTTAAGTACTTTCTCAAAATCTTCCTTCTTCCACTCTGGATAGTGTTCAGTTTTTGTATCAGCCGACTCACCAGCTGCCATATTTTCAAAATCTTTTTTTGCCTGCATTTTCCAAATCAAAGGATTTTTCTTATAGTGGTCTATATTTCCTTGTATTTCCTTTTCAGATGCACCGTCACCTTCTTTATACTCGTACGAATAACCAGATCCTTCCTCTTCATCTTCGTACCCCTCTTCAAGCTTAAACTTGTTAAACTCTTTTTTAAGTTCGTGAGCAGACATCTTAACGTAGTGTGTAGGATTTGCAAGCACTTTTTTTCTAAAAGCTGCTCCTACGGAGGCTGGTTTCTCAGCTACTGTATCAGCAATATCTCCTAGCTTATCTTGAACTTTGCTAGAAGCGTTTCTCTCAACCCTGTCTAGAGCAGTCTCTTCACTTAGCTTTGCTTTCTCCATCTTCTCACCGGGTTCGGTCATGGTCTGGGCGTTCTTGTAGCAAAGAGGATCTTTGATAAGCTCTTTAGCAGCTTTCTCTTTTGCTTTTGCGTACTCTTCTTCTGAAGGAGTACCGGTGATGCCTGCAGCATGAAGCTCGGCTTCAATACCGTGATCCAAAAGATCCGGTGCAACCATGTCGATAGGATCTACTTCTGGCTTCTTGTAAGCTGTTACTTCAGCTTTCTTAGCCTCTACCACCATCCCCTTGTTCTTAAGGATAGCGACGGTGTCTGCAAAGCTGTTGAATTGGGTAATGAGGTTAGAGTGTGCTAGTCTAGCATCTCTTACGAATTGTACTTTAGAGAAGTTTCCTTCTAAAATAGCATTATATTTTTCTTGTAGTGTTTTCATCTGAAATCAAACAATTTAGTGTTGGAAGGTCTCTTTGGTCTCTCTGTCTTAGTGTAACCAAAGCTCTTCATTGCGGTGACGGCTCTGTTGTCTTTTTTCCCTTTCGAAAAAGCGTAAGGGGTTTGGGGCGCTCCTATCGCTCCGGTGACGTTCATCTCGCTGAGCCGGTCTAGGATAAGTTCTCTGAGGAGCTCGGTGAATTTATGCTTTTTCATAAAGTCTTTAGCTCGTTAACAAGTTCATAGTACTGAAGGAGATTGACGATGTGATTGTCATCAATCCGGGTCTTCTTATCCAAAGGCTTGATAAGCTTTTGAACTTCGTCGATCTTGATCTTAATAATCTCGTCTTTGACCTTAGGGGTAAGAGCATTAACTTCTATAGAAATTTTCTCTAGCTCCTCGTTGATCATATTCCTAAGCTTGACCTGTGACTCAGAAGCGGTGATAAACTCTCTAAGGATATCTTTCTGCTGAGGTAGGAAATTTTCATACTCTCCGTTAAACTTCTCCAGGAGAATCTTGTAAGTAAGTAATCTTAAATCCTTATCGTACTTTGAAAACTCTTCGATCATCGCATCCTTAACATCGTCTTCGTTTTGCTTCTTAGCAGTCAAGTGCTCTAGAATAGTAACTCTGTTATCGACGATGAACTTAGGATCGGCAAGATCTTCAGAGCTTTGAGTCTCCATCAAGCAGTACAGAGCAGCCAGCGGCTTGTAGTCCCGGACCTTCATTGAGAAGAACTCCTCTAGGTCGTAAGACTCTTTGATCTCTTTGATAAGATCGTACTTCTGCTTCTTGATAGCTGTTCTATCTAACTTGTTTGAGATCTCGATGATAGTGGAGACGATGGTGTCGGCTTTGGGCTGGGATACTCCTTTGTTCTTAAGGATGTATTCGTAAAGCTTGAACTCTCTAACTAGCGATGTTTTACCTGTGTAGAACTTCTTGAGTACCTTCACGGCCGGGGAGTCTTTCCTCGATAGAGTGTCGGCAGCAATTTGCTTCACCAACAGCTCAAAAATAAGGCCTGTGTTTTTATACTTCGAATGCTTAATTTTCATGAGTATGTAAGTCTACTGATATAAATATATGTTACTTCTCTAAATCCTTAATATTGCTTTCATCTAGTAAAGTACTAGTTTCTGCAGTATGATCTTGTTCAAAGATTAGTTTTTTACGCTCTTTGAATAAATCCTGATTTTGAAAGAACACTGATTTAGTTGCTAGACTACCCTCTTTAAGTTTATCGTTCTGTGATTCATAACCGCCCTTCATATCGTGGGTACCTAGTCTGTCTCTCCCTAGGGGATCGTTCTGGGTGCCGTAGATGGACATATTTGTTCTTGGTCTGCCCTCGGGATTAGTTTCTCCTACAAGCTCATCATAGCCGGTGGGTACTTTCTGTCCGTCGACACCCTTCCTACCGTACATAGTGGCTAGGTCGTGAGGTGTGCCGTAGGATATCCCTGACTTGACAGGATCATTACCTTCGTTTTCAATTTGAGTGGTCCGGAAGGTTCTCTTCTTATCCTCTCTAATCAAATCACGCATCTCGTTGTACTGATCTTCGGATAGGTTGAAGATATTTTCGTAGATATAGTCTGATGAGAATAAAGCACTGCTCATCATCTGAGTTGCTAGATCAATCTTTTCTTTGAGTAGAGCTACCTTCTCCTGTTCGTAGATGATAGAAGGAGTTGTTAGCTTTAGTTCAAAGTTAGTAAGACTCTCTCCTTTGTACCCCTGGGTGTAAAGGTGTATAAGAGCAATCTTAGTCAGCTCTGATTCTAGGATGCGCTGGATTCTCTCTACTGTTCTAGCAAAGCGAATATCCTCGGCAGCAAGAGTTGCCTTGCCCTGCAAGTCTCCTTCGTAACCGAAGTATGCCTTGGGTATCTTAAGGGCAGCAAACATCTTATCTCTTAGGTAAGAGACGTCGTTGGTTCCGTCATACTCTAGTCCCTTGGTCGTATCGATTCTGGTTGAAGTATCACCTCCACGGACCGGGATATAGAAATCCTCGATCATATTCTGCATGTTAAAGCGAAGATTGTACTGTCCGGTTTGCGGATCTACGTACGGGGTCTTCTTCATCTGGTTGATGGTCTTCTGCATGAACTGCTCCACCTCGTTAGGGGGTACGTTACCGACGTTGATGTAGAAGGTCCTCTTCTCAGGAGCTCTCATGATCCTGTGGATAAGCATTGCATCCTCCATAAGGATGAGCTGCTTGAATACCTTCCGGGCCGGCTCTAGATAAGACCTGCCGTAGGGTAGGAAGTTAGTATCAGACAGAAGACGGAAGTGTGCTACTTCGTAGTTGTCTAACTGGATGATTTTGTCTTTGTGTCTGGGGATGTAATTAGGGTCGGTCGATGAAGCGATACCGTCAGGATCGATTGAGAAGGTGACCTTAGCTGGGGCTTTAGGGTCCTGGCTCTCGTGACGAACCATGCTATAGACGGTATAAGGGAGGACGTTGTAAACTCCGAACGTCTCAGCAATCTCTAGCTTAAGGAAGAAGTCCCCATACTTACACATATTCCTAGCCCATGACCATAAGTTAAACTCAATGTTTAAAACGTCGTAGAATAAGTTGTTGAGAATCTTCTTTACGTTCTCATCCGAGGTTTTTATCGTCAAGATGTCACCCATATCATTTCTCAGGCAAGACTCGTCAGCGATAATATCAAGGGCTGAAGCGATGATCGGATCAGTATCCATTGCCTCGTAATCGGAGTAGAGCTGAATCCTTAACGTTTGATAGTTAAGGTTTGGGTTGAAGATATTTTTGTTATTGTAGATGTAAAGTCTAGAGAAGCGGTCAACCAATGAATTGGTCTCGTAACGTCCAGTACTCTGGATGTGGTTTACGTCTGCTATCTTTAACTGATTCCCACCAACGTTACGTATTACGACGTCTGTGGAGAAAAGTCTCTGTAGTCTACTAAATAAAGAAGTGTTAGCCATTCAAAAGCTGTTTAAGTATAAATAGTCCTAACGGAGTAACCAGGTTAAATCCTCTTTTCCGTGCGGAGTATCCATAGTATACGGATTATTTTTCATATCTCCAACATTATACACAGGAGCCTGGCGGGTATTTAGGCTTGAGAAGGAAGATAACTGGGCTCTAGCCAGGTCCATACCTTGCTGGCGGAGTCTTAGGGCTGTATCTCGGACGTATAGCGCAGTAGCAAAAGCGATTATGAGATCGTCGTTATAACCGCTCTGTGCTTGAGCTTTGCCGTTTTTCCATACAAAGACTCTCATCTCCTCTAGCAGTCTCTTGGACTGAATAGTGACTGATTTATCTCTGATGTATTCCATCATCTTAGCGATTACTAGAGGACGGGTCTTCATAGACATGGTAAAGCCTGGGACTAAATTCCCTTTCTCATACTTATTCATATAGCTCTCGACCGTATCCTGGTCTGATCTAGAGGAGTAGTATAGGTTGGGGTATTCCCGGTCTAGGACCTGCTCGATGGTAGCCCATCCCATGGATGCGTTTTCAATCACTAGCAAGGCGTTGTTATATTCTGAGGCTATGCCCACTAATATGTTTCCGAAGTCACGGGGAGATACCTTGCTCCTATATTCACCGATTTGCGTAGCCGCTTCGATATCGATGATATGAAAGGTGCTGTAGTCGGCTCCGTCCCCTCTTGCTACGTCAGCCACAACCATATAAGACTTAGTGTAATCAGGGTACTCCCAGATCCATAAATTGCTATCTACTCCTCTTCTCTCGTTGGGGTCCTTGCGGTAGGTCTGCTCGTAGAAGGAGAGGTACTCAGGCTCAAAGACTGTTTCTCCTGAAGAAAGGAAGTCACAGTCACATTCCTGTGCTGCCATCCTAGGTCCTAGGTCGTTATCCTGTAAGTCTCTCCAGGCCTGGGTTCTTTCCGGATGCACGGTCCAGGGCAGACGTATGGGTATGAAAGAATTCTCTGACATCTCTGCTTTAGCCCAGGTCTGATGAAACCAGTTCCCTACACCGTTCGGGGTAGATAAAGCCATACACTGTCCTCCTGTTGCTAGGGTCTGCTGTGCAGCAGCGAAAGTCTCATCGATGTTATCGATAAACGCAGCTTCGTCAATAATCAGTAGCGATACAGCCTCAGATCTAGCAGCATCGGAGTTCGATGATTTAGCAGCGATCCTTGATCCGTTTACAAGCCGTAAAGAAAGTTTGTTTTTCTCTAAGGACTTAAGCCGCAACCAGCTCGGAAGCTGCTCGTACATAAACTGTACCTTGGTGACTAGGTTCCGGGCTGTGGCCTGGGTGGTTGCTAATGCGAGGATGTTCTTGTCCTTATGGAAGATCATCAACCACAGCGCATACCCTGATGCTAGGGTTGAGATCCCAAGCTGCCTAGATTTTAAAGTAATCAGAAATTGATTATCTTTGAACAGATGCAGGACCTTATCCTGGAAAGGGTATAGATTGAAAAGAATCCTGCCTCTCTGGGGATGCTGGATGTAGCAATACTTACGCATAAAGTATGCCGGGTCTTGGGCACACTTGGCGTATTCTTGTATTACTAACTGTTTTACATTCAGCGGCTGTTCGCTCATAATACCGTCAGTCCTAGTACCAGGGCAGCGCCCGTCCCTAGTCCGGTTAATAACCCTTTCCAGTAGTTGGCGGCTTTGCCGGCCTTCAACACTGCAATTTCTTTCTCTCTTGTCTCTAGCTGAATCCCTTTTTCAGTAATAGTTTCATAGAGAGCTTTAGTAATACCGTCTTTCTTAACGATCTGCTCTTTCTGAATATCTATGACATCTCTAAGCCCTTTAGCTTCTCTGATCCAGCTCTCAAGCTCGATCTTGCAAAGGTCACCTGCCTGCAGGTCAGCAATTACTTTTCTTGTAACCGTCTCCGGTAGGCAAACTAAAGTATCTTTATTAACGACTATAACGCTCTGCGAAATAGCGGGCAAGCTCAGCAGTAGAAAGCTTGCTAAGCTCAGCCATCCTTTTATTGAATTCATCTCTTTCTTTTTTACGTTTTGTTTCTTCTCCTTCTAATGCTTTGAGGGTAGAGTCGGCTCTGTTTTGAAGTCTTAGTGCCTCATTCTCTAAAGAGAAAACGACCGTCTTCAAAGAATCTTCTCTTGCTTCAGATGCCTCTCTTACTGCCTTCAATTCAGTCAAGTACTTTTTCTTGTAAGGGTTTAGTAAACCTGTGAACATAAGGATTGCTAGTGCAACTGCAATAACTGTGATAATTGATTGTAATTTGTTCATAGCTTAGATTAGAATCCTAGTAGCTGAGGGGCTTTGTTGCTTTTGGTAAAGTCGTTCTTAAATTTGATATCACCTGATAGTACTGCGGCTTTGAATTCTTCACGGGAGTATATCTTATAATTCCCTTGCATGTAAAGTAAAATTAAATCACTGGGTTCAGTTGCGTAGAAGTTATCAACATACCATCCGTAAAGCGTGTTGCGAATTTCACCTATATTGGCAAAATCAGATCCTGCAAAAGCGTCTTGGAATTCTCTATTCACCGCCTCTCTGACCTTTGTCAAAGTTGCAGGGTCTAAATTAGCTTTACCGATCTGTTCGAGGTACTTGGCGAGGTTAACTGCTTCCGGGATTTGCGTTATCTGTTCTAAGGATTCAATTAACTGCTTTAAGTTACCGTGACGCTCTCCTAATCTAGCTGAGTCAGCTTTAATTTCTATACTAACTCCTTCAACATCTACGTCTCCTACTGATCTTTTAACCCCGTCTTTCATAAAGAGAGCCAGGCCGTACTCACCTTTGCCAACTCCTTTGCTTGTACGGATAGAAGAGAAGTCAACTATTGGCTGTACCAGCTCCGTAGGTAGGTTTGTCTGCTTTACAAAGAAATCAACTAAACTGCCTCCAGCACTAGCTCTTAAATCACTAAGGCCGGGCATGGAGTCGGATTCAAGAAATTTAAGAAGTTTTTCTTCAGCATTCAATCTCTGGGCAGTTGTTAGTACTAGGTACTTACTTTCCTCCATACCTTTTTCGGTAAGTATTTCAGATATTTTTGAAGATATTCCTTGACCTTTGCCCTGTATCTGAGTGTATAGATTCTTAACGAATTCAGCAGGCAGATCGTCTTTGCGAGTCTTAAGGAGATCCATAAGAGCATCTACGGTGATTTCAGATTCCTCCTCTTCTTTTACTATTTCAGTATTGGTTCTCAAAGATGCTTCAGTAAGGTTAATTTTAAATAATCCTTCTAAGATACGAAGATCTTCCTCAGAGTCCAACTGCGGATAACCCTTAGCACATCTCCAAGACCATTCCTTGATTATCTTGTCGACTAAATCCATTATAGTCCTGCGAATACGTCCTCTCCAGCTCCGGGGGTAGTTGCGGGGGTTTCTGCTCCTGTCTCGGCTCCTGCTTCAGCACCGGCATCAGCACCGGCATCAGCAGCCGGTTCAGGTGCTCCTGCTCCTGCGAATACATCTCCTCCTGCTCCCTCTTCTCCTCCTAATGCATCCATTCCTGTCTGGATTGGACCGTGAGAGAGAATGATGCCGATCTTGTCGAGTGCCTGCTGGTACTCCGGTAGGTTGGCTAGGTAGTAGCGCTTGCCCTCGATATTGGCTTCAAAATTCTTACCCATCCACTTTAAGACCATATCTTGTCCGGACTTAAACTCTACCTTGAACGTAGAGGGTTTAGGGGACATCCATCCTACCTTCTCTACAAATTGCATGTACTGAGGGGTTAGGAGGTGGGTGAGAGTCTTTTGGAGGGTAGGAAACTTACCGAGAATATTCAATGTAGGGTCTGTTTGGTCCCTCTTCGGTCCTTGGACCGGGGGCTGGGCAGCCTCAATAAGCACCTCAAAGTATGCCTCTTGAATTATATCTTTAAGCTTATTTAGTTTCATTTCTTCTTAGAATGCTGGGCGATTGCTGCGCCGATCTTAACTCTTCTACCTTTGAGGTACTTATCAGTCTTGTCTACTTTGCCGTCGTTGTCGATATCTTCATCTTCATGACCGACCGGGTCTAGTTCTTTAGCTTTTTTTTCTTCTGCCAAAGCCTGATCCATTGCAGGTTTAGCTAGTTCAAATTCAAGGTAGTGCTTGGCGCTGCTAACCATTGAGTTTGCTTTTGTGATTTTAGACTGCCACCAGGCTGGAAAATCAACTTCAGCCTCACTGTCAAACTGGTCTACCATCTTATAAAGCTCGATAGCGTATTTTGCGATCTGGTAAAGCTCTGATTTAATCATATGCGGTTCGTGATCCTCATGTCCTAGGTCTAAATCTTCATCTAACGATTCAGCAAACATATCGTTAACTAATTCTTGAGCCATTGAGTTTAAATCAATCTTATTATTGCCACGACCCATATTCCAAACACGCCCTAATGCAATTTCAAGATAACTAACTCGATCATCTGAAGGAATCATAGCTTCTTCGGCTGTAATTGTGTCTCCTTTTTGAGCATTATCAATTTGCTTTAAAAAGTCAGGGTTTGCTACACCAGCTCTCATTGCTGCTTCTTTTGCCCGTTTTTTTGATTCTGGATCACTTATTACAGTGACCTCAACTTCAGTTAACACTTCTTTAATAGCTTTTAAAATATCTTCTTTTTTCATCTTTCCTTTGTTTGGTGCTACGAAATAGGCATCATCGCCGTAAGTTGATAACCCTTCTTTGAAAGGTCTTGGGCAAGGGGTTCCTTTGACGTGAGTATGTCCGCATCTTCCGCAATATGTAGCTTTCTTTTCAGTCAGTACTTCTTTAATGGCTTTTAAAATAGCTTCTTTATTCATCTTTGATTTTTTTTTAGCTACATTTCTATTTTCCTTATAAAAATCTTTAAGTTCTTTAGTGGAGAGATTGCTTATTAGTTTATCGTCTTTTACTTTTTTTAGAAAATCTTCAACGGTTTCCGAGTTAGTCGCATGAAGAATAAGGTCCCCTAAGTCGCTTTCCTGCAGCTTCATATTATTTAGCTAAGAAAGCTCCTCCTGCTGATAGTTTGATTTCTCTGATCTTTACATCTAGGTTTAGACCAGCTGCTAGCGGTAGGTTTGCGGCTGTACTGCCATCTGCAAACGTAACAGATTGAACTACAGTGCTTGAGGATACTGAGGTGATTGCTCTCCAGCTACCTGATACTGGGGAAGTACCTGTTAGGTAAAGGCCTCCGTTGAAAGTTACTTTAGACATGGTAAGGTTTTTTCTTTATAAATAGATCACTGACAGTGATAGTTAAGGTACCTCTGCAGGGCTTTTGCATACGTAGTGCCTTTGTCTTTAAGTTTACCCCTAGCCGCTCTTACTTTTGTACATGAAAGCTTACCTAGCCTCTTTTTGAGGATGCCTGGATTCATAGGATCGTGAATTCCTTCTGCCAGCACTTCGGCTGCTAGTTCCTGTATTAGGTTTGCGAATTCTGTATTTTTCATCTCCATCCTACTACTTCATCATACTGTGCCTGAGTCCAGTATGAATAGTAATCTCCTGTTTTTAATCTATTAGACGCCTGTGTTAGGTCACTGAGTGACTGTATTACATATAAATAACACCCATTAAAGGTTGTTCGATGACCGTTTACTGTAAATGGATTGCGAGGATCGTTGTCTAAGATTACTTTATCTTTAGCTTTAAACATAAAGTTAAGTTCTTTTATCTTCTGCTCCAACTCCTCTATAGTAAAATCTGTGTACTGCTTAAAATAGAAAATGCTTACATCGAATTCGGTAGTATCTACCCGGTCGATTAGCAGTTCTAAATCTTCTATGTTTGTTAGAGCAGTTATATCTACTCTCTTCTCTTTGACTGCTTTAGCGGCATAAGGACAGATTGGACCGTTGCCAAGCTTGCCAGGCTCCTGGATATACTTTATCCACTCCTGGAGCTGGTCTTGCATTATTCCTTATCTTTGATCGGTCCTCCTACCACCCAAGCATCGCAAGTTCTAGAGGCTGCGCATTTAAACTTTAGAAATCTGCAGTATCCTAGCTCACCGGCATCAATCACATCGTAAGGATCTTCCGTACCCATGTCCGATCCGATGCCCTTGGCGATACAGTCTAGGGTCTTGGTCGTGATATCGAAAGCAGCACAAGTACCGCATACCATATTCTTAAGCTCTTCAGCTGTATCGACCTGCCACATATCCATCTTCTTCTTCCAGAACTTTTCGTTCTTTTGGGAAGGGTCAGCAGGGCCGTATCCGTATTCGTCAATAGCTTTCTGTCTGTTCTCAAGATTGAGGTCGATGTCTTGGGTTGCGGGAGGACATTTAACCTCCGCTTCGCTGATAAGTTTACTTAGCTTCATCTTGCTTGACGATTTGATCGTAATGATCCATTGTTAGAGTTTCACCTTCTGTGGAGAGTCTGATAGCGTTATCGGCTATAAAGTGTAGGTCTACGTCTGCTTGGGCATCTTCTCTCGCGTACTCCAGAAGTCTGATGAATAGGGGAATATCCAGAGTAACTTTGTCCTCCGGGTTGCTGGCTTCTAAGAGGAGGTCTATTAGTTTCATTTCTTTTCTTTTTTAAGAATCTCTTTTCCAGCCTTAACAGCATCTTTGTAAGCCTTGGAGTTAGGGTGAGATGGTTTTTCACCCCTTGCTCTTTGTGCTCTAATGTTAGCCCATAGTCCGGGTTTCTCCTTGATTACCTCTAGGAGTAGCTCACGCATGAAAGCGTGCATAGCAGATTTACTTACCTTGGCCACGGTACTTCTTGGTATAGTTCTTGCTGGTTTTAAGAACTGAAGTCTTGGTCTTAGAATGTACCCCCGGTCTGCTGACCTTCGGCCTGTCTTGAAATGTTGATACTGCTTGAGACTTGATCTTAGCCATTACTTGACTTTGACGACGTCCGCTTTGAGTACTTTAACTCTTTTTCCCTCGATGATTGCAACGGCCTTCTTTCCTAGGTTGGAGACGTATCTCTCAATCTTTTTTCCCTGGTAGTACTCTCCTGGGGTAAGAACCGGGGCAGTAACAGCTACAGGAGCTGCTTCAATTACAGGAGTCAATTCGATTTCCGGGGTTATCTCCGGGGTAGCTACAGCTACTAGTTCTTCGATAATCTCGTTATCAGTATGCTTTTTCTTTGCCATGTTTAAAAATTTTTATAAGTAAATGACCAGAACCTTTAATGACCCGATGCCACTCGTGTTTCTTAATAAATATCCTTTCACCCTCTTTAAGAAGGATGGGCATTTCATTGTCTCTTTGGAACTGCCAATCACTAGGGCAGAGTGGTTCTACAGTACGATCTTCGTCGTCCCTATGCCACATTAACTCTATTGGGTCAATGTTTTCGGTAAATTCTCGGATGATGTATTTGTCTGTAACTTCTAGATCAGTGTAGGGTCTCATTTGAGTTTTACTATTACACCACCACTAGTACCATATGGTTTTACAATAGCATTAGGGAATTCATATTTAATATACCGTGTGTAAAGGTTTAATCTAGATACATTTGCAGTTTCACCTTCTTTTTTTGATGGGGTGAATGTTATAGTATCAATTTCAGGGTGATTTTGAATATCTTTTTTAATAATAGCTGTTACAGTTGCCATAACTCTAAACAGTTCACCTTTATTTGTTACAATATCATCTCGTTCCAAATCCGGTTCATCTTCATCTGAGACATAGAATCTTACTCCTAATACGTTAGTTGTATCCTCGTCATAGAAATCTAAATCATCATATTGTAATTCTACAGTATATGGATAATTTTCAGTATAAAATCCATAAACTCTCATAACATCATAATCACCATAAAAATCAAATTTATATGGTTGAGAACTTGAGTCTCCTATTTCTTTTATAAGATCTATTAACTTAATCATATCACCAGAAACCACCAAAGCTTGATTTAAGTCCAATCAACTTGGCGTACCTTGGGAGTCTGCAAGACCAGTACCCGGGCTTGGTTTTATCGTTTTTCTGATCGCAGTTGTGACGGCTGGCAAAGTTACGGCGTGCTTCAGGATTGTTGATCTTAGCGGTCAGTCCTGTAGTGCCTCCGAAGTTAACTTTGATAGTTTTGCCGGTCTTAGGGTTGCGGGTGTAAACGAAGAACTTCTTAGGTCCTCCTCTTTTAGGTTTATTCAAAGCTACTTCCTTGCCCTGGTACTTAGCCTCGGCTAGTGCCTCGCTTGTAATGTCCACAACCCAGATATCGGGGTCGGGATTGGTACCTGAGTCAATCAGGCTGTGAAGGATATCTTCTCCTACTACGATCTCGTACTTTACTACTCCTGCCTCCTGGTACTTCAGGACTACGGGCATCTGGACCTGATCACTGTCAGTAAAAGTAACTAGCTCACCTGTTGCCGGATCTTCCATAACGGGGTCGATGTCGGAGTACTTTGCAGTATATCCGAATCCTCCGGACGCTTTGGATATATCAGAAAGCTTTTTCCACTGCTGTTCTCCCATCTTAAAGATCTGAGGATTTGTAGAGGCTTGAAGCCAGGTTGCTTCAGCGTCGGGGATTACAAAAGTAATCTCCTCTAGCATCGGGAAGTCTAAAGGTACTTTTTTACCTTCGAATTCTGCATACTCACCTACCTGGGTTTCAAACAAAAGCTCCATATCTTCTAGACATAGATTCTGTAGCAGACCTTCGTTCATAAGCAGACGTGCCTGACGAATAGTGTTGAAGTATTCCTCTGACCCTGGACGGTAAATATTCTCGTATAAAGGATTGCCGGTCTGCAAATGGTAGCGAAGACCTTCCGTTAGTACTGTCGTAACTTTTGACTCAGTTAAAATCATTCAAGTTTCTTTATAAATAGTTACTCCAGGTGCTTCTTCAGGTGGTCAAGATATTGATTGACGTTCTTGATGATTTCGGCTTTTTGCCGGGCAGGATTGTTTCCCCAGTCCTCTACTGTACCGTCCTCGGTAACGAAGGAGATTGACTCTCCTAGCTGCTCGATCATCCATTGCTGCAGACCCTCAGCCCAGCCCTGCATGTTGCCTTGCATCATCTGCTTTTCATACTCCTGGTATAACCCGGCTCGTCTAAGACCTGCCTCCATATCGATGGTACAATCAAAGCAAAAGCCGTGGATCTTATACATTTTTTTAGCCAGGTGATGGTTCATAGAACCGCTGCATTTAGGGCAGATGAGCGGGGTCTGAGCTAGCTTCTTAGCACCGTCGAGTTTGGTGACATTCTGTCTAACACCGTTTTTAATGGTCCAGGTCCTACCATCTTCTAGCCAGGTTTCGCCCTCGGTATGCTTTTGCTTTACCTTCTCGTACCCTAAACCGACCATGGTCCGGCTGTTAAAATTTTTAGTGATGAGGTTCCGGGCTCTGTTTACAGCCCTCTCATCAAATTCCTTCTTTAGATGGCTTGACATAACCTAGTGTTTCTAATCTTCTGATAATTAAGGTGGGATCCCCGTTCTTGGGGTGATAAATTCCTATTCCTCCGGCATCTTTCCATCTCTCGATAGTATCTTCCCGGTCATCGATCAAGATGTCATCGGGTCCGGAGCATTCTAGGTGCTTTTCTTTAGCTTGTCTAAAGATGATAGGAGGGATAGGATCAAGTTCTCTATTCGCCCACTCGACTTTCCCGTCTCTGGATGATTGCTCGGATGAAGGAGCGGTAAGTAAAGTAGGGTTAAAATCCTGGATGTGCTTCCATAAAACTTTCCCGTAAGGGGTCCATTCCATTCCTTCCCAGAAGATCTGCCCGATCGGGGCGATGGCACTCCAGAACCCTGCCTTGCCTCTCCGTTCTTCATACTCGGCTGGAAGCATTTCAAAGTAGTGATCAAACCTCTGATCGAAGTCTGTCAGCACTCCGTCCATATCACAGTAGAGCTTGCCTTTAGGTTTTGGATTCTGCTCTTCTTCAGTAAGTAGTAAATCTGCTAATATTCCCATCTTTAGTTAAGATTTGGTATGCCTCCGATCTGAGGGATCCGGGCTTTAAACTTATCGTAGACTTCTTTCCTCTTCTCTATCGATATTACCCCGGTATCAACCAGGCTATCTAAGTACTGATCGACAGTTGACTGAAAGTCAGTCTTGTCGTAGTTTGCTTTCATGTAAAGTCCTTGGATGTTTGCATCCACTTCTTTAGGTAGCATGAAGTACTTGTAGAATGTCTCTGGATTCTGTCTGATCCTCTTGCGCATGGCTAGGTCACCCCTCATCCATTTGGTGGGCTGGAGCTGAGCTCCGGACTGGGTAAGGTGTTCGGTCTCATGACGGATAAGATCGGTCAAAGTAGATTGGATCTTTTGAAGGATGCTAGCACCGTCACCGGGATTAAACGCTAGAATAATATCTAGTTCTCCGTCTTCTGATGAAGCTTCTCCGTCGATGTAGTACTCCCCGGGCTTGACCTCATTAGATTGAGCAAACTTTAGGTTAACTTCTACAGTGATCGGTTTACCGTCTTCTGTTCTTGTACCTTTCTCACTCTGGCTTGTGAACTTGCCCAGGTAAGCGGTCTGGTATTCAGTTGATAGCATAACTCCTAAAGGAGACATCCCGTATTCCTTGGCAGTTTCAACGTCTTTCTTCTTAGGTTCTCTTAAGGTCTTAAGGTTATACCCTTTTAGCTTTTTACCCGATATTAAAACGTTTAAAGCATCGTTAACAGCCTGTCTAACATCAGCAACGATGGAGCGGTATTTAGTACCTTCTTCTAGGGTATCTTGATTTTTGATCGAATCCTCATACTCCCTCATAAGCATACTTCCTTTAAAATGTGCCTCTTTTTCAATCTCGTTTAACGCTGAATCCTCCTGGGTGTTGGTGGTAGCAATCATCGGCAGACGTCCTTCTAGATTCTGCATATGATGAATCATCTCATGACAAAAAGACCTCATGACGTCTTTGGGGTGACGGCCTGTCACATACAGCACGACTTCTTTCTTACCAGGATCATACGTAGCAGTCTTACCAAAAGTCTTAGCAGCGTTTTCTTCATCTTGTCTGGTTTTGATCTCCGGTAGCGGGACTACCTTCATACCTTTAGTTATCATATGCTCCAGTATCCCGGCGATATACGGTACGTAGTTGAAGTACGTTCCTAATTCGTTGATGGGTTTTTGCTGGGGTGTAAAGTCAGCAGGTCCTGTCGGTTCAGCCTTGTTGTAGATCATCGGGGTAATGACGATCGACTGACCGTTGAAATCAACGATGACATCATCCGGGGCTAAATCCCGAAAGTAAACCGTAAGGTCTTGCATCCTTTGACGGACTACCGATGGGACGACCGAGATCGGGGTGACGGGGGTACCCATACTAACTTCCGAAGTCTCTTCTTGCTTTTCAGCTTTTTCTTTTTTGCTTTCTCCTAGGAAGTTACTAAATACATCATCGATGGCTTCAGCCATTTTGTACTCAGGAGTTGCTTTTAAAATTCCGAGTACTACTTTTTTATCGTCTGCTGAAAGTTCTTCAGGCATCCATTGACCTGTTTTTAGGTAGTCGGCATCTGTTCTGACTGTGGTAGCAGATAGTTTTTCTTCGTTGATCGTTGACACAATTTTTAATTTTGCTTTATCGTAGAAATTGTCTTTGTTGAGCTGTAAAGCTTTAAATTTACCTGCATCTCCCGGATCGCTAGAAGAACCTACTACGTAGTCTTGCTTTGGGTTAGCTTCGATCTCCTGGTAGATTGAAAGGATAGGTGTGATCGGAGCGATTTCAATCTCGGTAGGCTTACCTAAGTACTTTGCATATACCTCCCAGATCTCTTTTGACTGCTGAGCTGTGATTATTTCTCCTTCTCTGATCCTACCACCGATGTAAATCTTAATTAAATCTACATCCTTGCCTAGCTCTTTAGCGATGTGGAAGTGACCGCGGTGAGGTGGCTTAAAGCCGCCCCCATAAAGTCCGATCACAGTTCCTTCTGCTTCAGTTAGCGTTTGAGCAACGGCCGCTAAAGCCTTCTCTTTATTATCTCCTTTAGGAGTACCTACTTCCCCGGACTTAACCGATACCATTGAGCGGAAGATTCCCGCTACGCGGTTCTTGCTTCTAGGATTTTTTAGCGAGCTTGTGACCTGGTCTAAAAGTTTTTCAAAAGGCTGGCTTAAATCAAAGTCCTTAAGAAGGTTTTTAATATCCTCCCAGTTATTGGATTTCCAAATCTCTTCTCTAGCTACTTCTTTAAAGTTATCCAGAGTTACTTTTCTAAGGGTTAAATTTACACTAGAGAGGTTGAATTCATATTCCTGATTTGCTTCTAAAGGCGGTACGTTCTTGATTCCCAGACGGGCAAATACTTCGGCCGGATCCTGCTCCAGCAGCGCAGTCTTAACTAATCCTAAGATCAAACCCTGCACTTCTGCGGGTAGGTCTAGGAATGAGTTCTTAAACTGATGCTCTACTTCTGAAAGCGATACCATGATATCTACCTGAATAGATTCACCGGGTGCTCCTTTGATAGGATACAGTACTGAGATGATCTCTCCTGAATTGTAGAATCTTTTACCGGCATACCTCTCGCTCTTAAAAGGTATAATCAAGGAGTCCGGCATCTTTGATACCGTATCGATGATCGCCTGCTTGGCTACTTTCTTATCATCATACTCAAAGGTAGCGATAATGTCTAGGTCACCGAAGTCAGGCTTTGAACCTGCTTTCACGCTCCCGGAAAGACTAGAGACTTTATAGCCCGGGATCTTACTGAGTACCTTCTCAGTAAAATCGTTAAACGTATCCTGGACGTTCTGTCTCTTGATTCTATTTCCTCCTGCTACACCGCTCATTTAATCTGGTACTTTATAAGATTTGAATCCTCGGGTAAGAATTTACCCTTTAGCTGTAACCTCTCCTGGCTGGCGATCCAGTAATCCTGAAGATCTTCCGGGATATCGGCCCGGGTGCTGTCAAGTATCTTAAGGTAGATGTCGTAGACTCTGTTAAGGTCCTGCTCACTTAAGTTCTTCTTAAGGGATTCAATGATGCTAAAATAGTTCTCTAATATCTCATTGCTGAAATCAGCGCCGTAGAGTTTGTTTAGTAGCTCGATGGCCTGGGCAGGAGTTTTAGCTTCTACTTCCTGGGTGTCTTTGTTCTTAACTCCGTAGTTATGGGAGAAGATATATCCTTTGTTAGCAAATAAAGCTACCAGGAGCTGGGTCCTATGCAGGCCCTTAACGTTACCGGAATAAACGCTAGAATAATAAGCGAACTTAAGCCAGTCTATATCTCCTACGTTTATATCAATCTGAACGTTCTTCTCTAATTGCTCTCCTGCCTCGTTGAACTGAGGGGCTTGGAGGAATAGCGCTCCTGCGGAAGATCCTTTTACATCAACAGCAAGGTTGGTATCAGACTCTTGGATTTTTTCGGCAATAGCTACGATCACTGCTCTTTTCATAAGCTGGTCTTCAGAGGCTGTCCTAGATCTCTTCTTAAAAAGTTCAAAGAGCTCCTGAACGTGCTTCTGATCTAAACCCCAGTCCTGGATCTTATCAAAGCTTTGGTCTGAGATCGCTAAATCGATATCTCCAGATACCTCTTTCTTGCCGGCAGAGCCTAGGGTCTGCATCTGCCTGAAGTGCGGTTCGGCTGCGGGGAATAACCTTTTGAATTCTTTTAAAAAGTTAAGCAGGGTAGGTTTGATATCCTCCCTGTTAATCTTATCTGTAGTTCCAAATACGTTTCCTCCCATTTTTTTTACTATTTATCTACCTAAAGATAGGCTCTTTATAAATAGCTTACAACTTTACCGATAAAGGATATGTCTGAAAGGATGGTTCATCGGCAGGATGCTCTAAAAGGTAGAGTTTATAGATGAGTTGGAATAGTTCAAAGTTCTCATCGATGTTATCAACTACTTTAAGCTCCCATCCCTTACCCTGGAATGCTCCGTCCTTGCTAGAGGCAGTTCTCTTAGTTGATTTTAGCCAGATAATACCTGTCCGGTCGATCTTCTGCCCGTACATCTCTTCCCAGGCCTTGGCGTAAGCCGATAGCTGTAACTCGTGAGACTTATGCAAAGAATTAGAAGTCTTAATATCCAGCAACCAAACCTCATCACCGATCTTGGCAATGATATCAGCAGTACCGGCATACTTATGGACGTCTGAGAAGGTAAATTCTTCGGTAGCAATGACGTCAGGGTCCATGGCCTTCCAAGCTTCAACGAACTTATTGATCATCTGCCATACCAGCAGCGAGTACTTAGCCTTGCCGTAATCATCCATCCACTGGACTTCCCCGCCTTTGATCAGCTCCTCGGCTGCATTGTGGACTGCCGTCCCTTCTTCACCTGCCCTTCTCATGATGAGATCGGCATTATGCCCTACGTCCTTAATCCACTGCTCAAAGAACTTATTTTTGGGCATGTACTGCAGGATCGTAGTAACGGAGGGGTAATAAATGCCTTCGCCTCTTCTGTAAACCCGGCGGTCCGGCAGAGTGATCTGCTTTAGCTCTCCGTCGAACTGAATGCGTTTTTGCTTATGCTCTAAAAGAAAATTGGAACCTGGATAAATCATACGAAAGCTAATTTGTGTCGGAGGAGGTCACTGAAAGTCAGCTCCTGGGACTGTTGAATATGGTGGGTGAAAGTAGTAAAACCCATCTGTGAAGGATCTTTATCGATCATGTCAACAAGGAACACTCGTTTACCCATAGCAAGGAATTGCTCAGAGTACCGTAGCGCACTTTTTAAAGCATCTTTATCCAATGCTATATAAATGTCTTGAACCTTGTTTGACACTAATTTTAACATTAAACTCTTAGATAAGGACTTACCTAGGATCGGGACAGCATTACGTTTAACAGCCATGGCATCGAAGACTCCTTCAACTAAGATGACGGGCTGGTCCCAGTTAATTAAATTCTCAAATCCTATCACATCCTTGGATGCGGGAGGATTCTTGTACTTAAAATAATTATTCTCAAAGGTCCTGCCAACGAAAAAGTTTAGCTGATTATTTTCATCGTATGAAGGTACGATGATTCTTCCAGCATAATCTCCGGTGGTGCAGTAGCCGATGTTATATTTTAAAAAGTCGTTCTCGGTAAGACCTCTATTGTAGAGGTAGTTCCTGATCTTGTTTGCAATAACGGAAGTCCGGGTGGCGGTAGTCAATGCCTGAAACTCTTTAGGAAGTTCTACAAACGTGACTTCGTAGTCAGCTGTCTCTCCTTTCCTGACAAGTCTTAAGACCTGGTTAGCTTCATCCTTACCAAGCTTCATCTGCCTTAGCAGAGACTTAACAGTCCTACCTCTAGCACTACAAACCCAGCACTCCCACGGATTCTCCCCCTTCTCGTTAGTACTCAGCTTGATCTCAAGCTTGGGTTTGCGATGGTTGCAGAACGGACAACTAAATGCATAGTTATCCCGGGCCCTCTTATTAGATTTCCCCAGTACGTTCTCGATTGCGCTTAGCAGTATAGGATTCTCCATGCGGAGGCATTACATAGTTATAACCTTAATATAAGAACGAAACCGCTTGTAACCAACTTAATAGTCGATAAGCTTTATATCACCATCGGCGGTTGCCATTACGTTGTTGTCATCTCCGAACATATCAACTTCTTCAGGATCAATGCCGGTTTGAACCAGCTCCTGCCTTGCACCGATAAAGACCTTCTGCAGGTACGGGGATAGGTCTGAAAGCAGGCTCTTATCTCCTTCGCTAAAGAACTGATCTAATATATGAACGTTCTTCTCAATTTCCTCAGAGTATTCTTGAGAGACCGGCTGTAGGTTTTCGATTTGGTACCAGCCTCCTTTTTCCATCTTTACTGCCTTACCGATGTTTGCCAGGTATTTAAATTTTTTACCCTGGGCTTTAATCATAGCCTCCATTTCGATGTCATCCTGGGTGATTTTTACAAGGTACCCTTCTCTAGGTTCGTACTCTAATTCCGGTACAGGTTTGGGTGCACTATAAACAACCCCTTGAGATCCTACTCCTACATCAGTAGCTCCAGCTGCTTTAAAAGCATCTTTAATTTTAGAGTAAGTGCTCTCAGTAAGAAGTGCTTGGATTAGTTTCATATAAAATCTTTCCTGTAGAATTTACCTAATATGTTATCGTTGTAGTATAACTCGTTATTCTCAATGGCACCGTATTTAAATAAATATTTACACTCATAGTAGGTAAGCATCTTTTTACCGGTAGCAAGCTCTAGAATCTCTTTATGGAACTCTTCTTTAGGGAAGGTTCTGGTTAAAGATAAGAACTCTTTGTTGGATCCGTAGTAACTAGCCCAGTCACTTTCTTTGGTGACTAATTTGGTGATAGGCTTGCGGCCAGGGCCAGTCTGTTCGGCGATCTCTTTTTTGGTGAGCTTAACCTTCCGGGTAAAGTACATGACTTTCTTGCCGATATATTTTTTGTTGGTAGGGGTGTGGGTGATCTGGTAGATAAATCCGTAAGTGCCTTCCGGCATATCGGAAATTTTAGTGATCATCCTACCCTTGTAAGTCCAGGTAGGTTCTGTCATGATATTAAATATCTAGTGCGATAACAAAAGTCATATCCGTGTACCTGGATTTAGGTATCGGTTGACCTAGCTTAGCTACTGCTATGAGTTCGTTTGAATCGTTGTAAAGTCCTACCGTTGTGATGTAGGGCTGGAAGTAGCTCCCGGTTGCGAAGTTGTAAGTTTCTCCGTTGCTGCCTGATTTGATGGAAGGGTTCTGAGAGTAGTTTAAACTACTTTCATTCACCCGGCAGCGGTACTGATGCTGGAAGATGGTGTGGGAGGCTTGCCAGTTTACATTAGTACCGTAACCAACAGAATTTTTTAACAAGGATACTAGTTGATCGGTTTTGCTGATAACGCCTACCCCGTGCGGGTAGAAAATATTACCTACGTTAGTACCTCCCCCTATAGTATAATCTACATTAGAGCTTGAAACAAAAAGTATCTCTACTGGCCCTATGTCAGTTGTTGGATCAGCAAACTCATAAACTGAGCTATCAGTTGTCATTACTCCTGTAGTTGCATCATAGATAATCCCTCGGCTATCAATCTCTTGTATCTGGGTAGAACTTACCAAGTAGAAAGGGCTTTTGATTGCTGATCCTTGCCATGACGCTGAGGCAAATGTATACTGTGCAGGAGGGGTAGTTGGATCTAAGGTGATTTGAGCGGAGCCGTCAAAACTTACAAACTGGGCTGATTCAGAATAGAAGGTTAGTACCGGGATTGTTAACGTGGTGTCGGTTGCAATTTGCAAATTCCCTTCTCCGTCGTCGGCGATAGTTATCGAACCTGTTATAAGAGTGAAGCTTGAAGGCTTGATTGCTTCTCCGAATCTATCCCTTCGAATATCTACTACAAAGATGTCTGTGCTGTCGGTGAGAGTCAGGCTCCGGGAGTAGAACAGAGTAGATTGGTTGTAATTTTCAAAACTACCGCTTTCGACTGAAGAACTGAAATTCGAATAATATAGATGATTTATAGAATCAAATACTAAGCTAGAGTATTGATTTTGTGTCTTTAAGGATGACGAAGAGAAAAGGGATGTTCTATCCCTAGTTCCGATATAGAACTCTACACCTGCACTCCCGCTGTCGCTGAAGTACGGTAAGGAAAATGATTTATGCGCAGTATAAGGTACTACGAATGCATCCTGCTTGTTTAGTCGTATAAATGCACTCATTCATTTAGAAATCAAGCTTGATTCTAATTAATGCTTCTTTAGTGAAGTCCTTTAGTAGGGGTCTTGATAGCTTTGCAACCGCTAGCAGTTCGTTGTTGTCATTGTACATACCAACTGAAGTGATGTAGCTCTGAGGTGCGTTTACCATATTACTGATCCTTAGATCTCCTGACCCGGTGACGTAAGAGGGGTTAGTGGAGTAGTTAAACTCACTGTTTCTTACCCTTGTAAATACAAACTGTGAAGATACTGTCTCTCGGTAATTAAGCTGGAATGCTGCTCCTGCCTTAATAGCATCGTAGAGCTTGGCCATGTTAGTAGCGGTGACGGCTGGGGCTGTGGTTCCTCTATTGATCGATAGTCCGATTCCGCCTTGAGCTGCTGATCCGCTTAATGCTAAACCGCTCAAAAGTATCGTACCGATATCTGGTAAGAAAAATCCGTAAGATCCTGATGCTAATGTAAAGCCTGTTGAGTTTACCACTGTAGTGGGAGTTCCGTTTGATCCGCTTACTACTTCAAAAACTCTTCCTGCATCATTGAATTGAATAGTAGATGTAGCTGCACTGTTGTCAGTAAGCTTAAGGGTGTTTGCGCCATTAGTAAGCGTTAGGTTGAAGGTTCCTGGTAATAGGGATTCTCTATACCTATCTCTGTCGATACTGATTGCGTAGAAGTAGTCGCTGGTAATACTACCTCCGAACTTAAATGAGCTCTCTTCATCACCTAATACCAATGTCCGGTATTGCCCGTAGACTGTTTTGGTTGGGGAGTAGCCCGGAACTGCGCTGTTATAGGGTGCGGTTCCTAGGCCAGCAGCGTCACCATAAGCTATTGCTAACTGTACTTCTGAGCCGTTGAGCTGTGATCCGGTCTGATAAATATCTAGGTAGTAGTTCCCGGAGGTGGAGGTGGGTTGGGTTGAGGAGGTGAAAAAAGTTGAAAGTATTGGAGTGTTTGTACTCCAAACTGGAGCTGATACTGGCTCAGCGCTTACTACTAAATCGTCAGCTTCGAATCTCTTAAATGACATATCTTA